GCGCCAACCCAATATTAAATGCTGGCGAAATTGGTTATGAAACCGATACTAATAAATTTAAAATAGGTGATGGCACTAATCACTGGGCAGATTTAGCATATTTTATTGATGAAGATGCTGTATCAAACTATGTGCTTGACACAGAGCTTGGAGAGCTAACTCAGGACATAGTTGACGCTGCACTTGTTGCTGGAAGCGGTATTTCAAAAACATACAGTGACAATGCAAATACAATAACCATTGCTGTAGATTCTTCCGTGGTAACTACAAATAGCGGTAGCCAAACATTAACAAATAAAACAATTGATTTAGCTAATAATACAGTTGTTACAACGCTAGGACAACTTAATAATGCAATAACTGATGCAAACTTAGTATCAACAACTTCTCTTGATGTTACTTTAACACCATATGCATTATCTAACAATGTTGCAGATGTTTATGCCAGCAAAGAATTATTATCAAATACAATTGCTGGCTCAGCTGGACTTGGACTTACGTTTAATAATTTAACTGAAAAATTTGATGCTGATTCTGGAGTTGTTCAATTTAAAGTTAGTGGTGTTACAGATACAGTACTTGGTTACTTATCAAATGTAACTTCAGATATTCAAGAACAAATTAATTCTAAGGCTGCATCAGCAGATATTGCTGAACTTTCAGTAGATGCCGTAGCACAAGCTCTGGCCGCTGGAACACATACAAATATTACAGTTTCTTATAATGATGGATCTAATTCCATTTCTTTAACTGGAGCAGTTACTTATACAGATGAAAATGCACAAGATGCAGTAGGAAATGCAGTTGGTTCTGGATTATCTTATGATGATAGCAGTGGTGCTATTTCAGTTAATGCTACAACGGTACAGCTTCGTGTAGCAGATGTTTCTGATACAGAGATTGGTTATCTTAACGGAGTAACTTCTGCAATTCAAACACAGATAGATTCTAAGGCAAGCACAACTTCCTTGTCAAACCATGAGTCAGACACAACAAGCATCCATGGTATTGCTAATACTGCTGCTATCGTATTTACAACAGATACTGGCACAGTAACTTCTACAATGATTGCTAATGAAACAATTGTAAATGCTGATATTGCAAATACAGCAGCAATTGCATTAAGCAAGCTTGCAACAGATCCACTTGCTCGTGCAAATCATACTGGCACACAAACAGCAAGCACAATATCAGATTTTAATACAGTCGTACAGCTTAATACACTTGATCAAATGGCTGTACCAACAAAATCTGTTTCATTTAATGCACAAAGGATTACTAATGTTGCAAGTCCAACAGATTCAACGGATGCAGCAAATAAAGCATACGTAGACTCAGCAGTTGAAGGTCTTCACGTTCATCCTTCTGTTAAGGCAGCAACAACGACAAACGTTGCTCTTGCAAGTGCTCTTGAAAATGGAGATACCCTTGATGGCGTAACTCTTGCAACGGGAGATAGAATTCTTGTTAAAAATCAGACTACAAAATCTGAAAATGGTATCTATGTTGTCCAGGCTTCTGGTCAACCAAGCCGTGCAACAGATTTTGATACTGCAGCAGAAGTTGACAGCGGTGACTTCGTATTCGTAGATCAAGGTACAACTCAAGGAAATACTGGATGGGTTCAGATTAATACTCCAGCAACCATTGGAACTGATGCTATAGAATTCGTTCAATTCTCTGGTGCTGGTACATATACTGCAGGAACTGGATTAACACTAACTGGAACAGTGTTTAGCATTAATACTGGAACTACGGTTGATTTAAATACTGCCCAGACTTTAACAAATAAAACACTAACTAGCCCAACATTAACAACCCCAGCTTTGGGTACACCAGCATCTGGTGTTATGACAAATGTTACTGGATTGCCTCTTACTACTGGCGTTACTGGAACTCTACCAGTGGCCAATGGCGGTACTGGGATTACATCATTCGGTACTGGAGTAGCTACTGCTCTTGGAGTAAATACAGGATCATCTGGTGCAGTTGTTGTTAATGGTGGAGCACTTGGAACTCCATCATCTGGTACTCTTACAAATGCAACTGGTTTGCCACTAACAACTGGTGTAACTGGTACATTGCCAGTAGCTAACGGTGGTACAGGAATAACATCTTTTGGATCTGGTGTTGCAACATTCCTCGGCACTCCATCATCTGCAAATCTTGCATCAGCAGTTACAGATGAGACTGGTACTGGAGCTCTTGTATTTGGAACATCTCCAACAATTGCAACCCCTAGAGTACAAATGGCAATGAATGCACAAACTGGAACAACCTATACACTTGCTCTTACAGATGCATCAAATAGGTGGGTAACATGTGATAATACTTCTGCAATTACTGTTACTGTTCCACCAAGCGTATTCTCAGTAGGAGATCAGATTGCTGTACAGCAAACAAATACTGGTCAAGTAACATTTGCAGTAGGATCTGGTGTAACAATTACATCTGCTGGTGCAACAACAGCTGCTCCAAAGATTAGAACACGCTACTCTTCAGCAGTTGTAATATGTACTGCAAGCAACACGTTCACAATTATTGGCGATATCGTATAATATAAATAAATTAAAAACATTAACACGCTCTTAACAGGGCGTGTTTTTGTTTTGTCTTAATCTGTGCTATACTTAGGTACTACTTTGGAAATTACAAAGTACTCATATTATTTTTATTACGAAAGGTTTTTAAATGTCAGATATCTTTTCATTCCGTCTTGTAGATGATTTTGTTAATAAATATAGTGAAGTAGAACCGCCGTTTGGCTTTGCCGATGCTGGTGGTAACTCACTTGGAGAAATAACATTTATTAGGACTTATTCTAGAGTAAAGGAAGACGGTACAAAAGAACGCTGGCATGAGGTTTGTAAGAGAGTAATTGAAGGCATGTATTCTGTACAAAAAAATCATGCCAAGGAAAACCGTCTACCTTGGAATGATAATAAGGCTCAGAAGTCTGCCCAAGAAGCTTTTGATCGTATGTTTAATTTAAAATGGACACCACCAGGACGGGGTATGTGGGCATTTGGAACCCCTATGACAATGGAAAAAAGAAACTCTGCAGCCCTTCAAAATTGCGCCATGGTTTCTACAAAAGACCTTGATAAGAATGATCCAGGAGCTTTATTTGCATGGGTAATGGATGCTTTGATGCTAGGAATTGGGGTAGGCTTTGATACTGTTGGAGCAGAAAAGAAATTTCCTATTTATGCCCCATCAGAACCAGCATTTGTTTATGAAATACCAGATACTCGTGAAGGCTGGGTTGAATCTGTAAGAATGCTTATTAATTCTTATCTAAGGCCTAATCAGGCTATTCAGGAGTTTAGCTATGACCTAATACGTCCTCTAGGAGCACCTATAAAAGGCTTTGGTGGTGTTGCAAGCGGTCCGCAACCATTGATTGACCTTCACAACCGTATAAGAAATGTAATCGGTGGTAGAGCAGGAGAAATCCTTGATAGTCGTGCCATTGTAGACATTGTTAATCTTGTTGGAACATGTGTTGTTTCTGGTAATGTTCGTCGTTCTGCAACACTTGCTTTAGGTGCATCTGGAGATGAAGATTTTATTAATTTAAAAAATGCAGACGTTTTTCCAGATCGTAATTCATTTGATCCAGAAAAACCAGGGTGGGCATGGATGAGTAATAACTCAATCTCTGCTGAGGTTGGAACAAAGTATGAAGATTATGTTGATCTGATTGCAAACAATGGAGAGCCAGGATTTATTTGGCTAGATGTTGCTCGTAATTTTGGTCGTCTTGCAGATCCAGCAGATGGAAAAGATTATCGTGTAATGGGATTTAATCCATGTGCAGAACAACCGCTAGAATCATATGAACTTTGTACTTTAGTTGAGGTGCATTTAAATCGTCATGACTCTAAAGAAGACTTCTTACGCACATTAAAGTTTGCATATTTGTACGGCAAGAGCGTAACCCTTATCCCTACACATTGGCAACAAACAAATGGCATTATGCAAAGAAATCGTCGTATCGGAACTTCCCTAACTGGTATTGCTTCATTTGCAGATAAGAAAGGTTTGCCAGCAGTTCGTGATTGGATGGATGAAGGCTATAAGACAATTCGTAAATATGATCATTCATATTCTGAGTGGCTTTGTGTTCGTGAGTCTATCCGTGTAACTACCGTTAAGCCTTCTGGCTCTGTATCAATTCTTTCTGGAGCTACCCCTGGAGTTCACTGGGCTCCAGGCGGAGACTACTTCTTGAGAGCTATCCGTTTTGGTGATACAGATCCAATGCTTCATTTGTTTAAAGCAGCAGGGTATAAGATTGAAAAAGACCTTGTATCAGCAAATACTCAGGTCGTATATTTCCCAGTACACTCTGGTCATCCAAGATCTGAAAAAGATGTAACATTATTTGAAAAGATTGCACTTGCTGCTACTGCTCAAAAATATTGGTCAGATAACGGTGTTTCTGTTACTCTTTCATTTGATAAGGAAACAGAGACAAAGCATATTGCTCCAGCCCTTCATATGTATGAGGGTCAGTTGAAGGCGGTATCATTCCTACCAATGGGAAATACTGTTTATCCACAGCAGCCATATACTCAGATCACAAAAGATGAGTACGAGTCATATATTGGAAAGATCAAGAAGATTAATTGGTCTGCCATTTATGATGGCGTAGATAATTTAGACTCTGTTGGAGAGGCATATTGCACTACGGACAGTTGTGAGATAAAAATAACATAAAGTGGTTTTGTTAGGTACAAAATTGCTATAATCTGGTATACTTATGGTTATGAACAATAAAAATAATCCATTGATTAGTCCAAAAACTGGCAAACCCATTGTCAGTAATGTAAGGCGCAAAGTCATTGAAAAAAACTATGACTGGGGACTTTATGTTTATAAAAAATCTAATGGTAAGTGGTTTACTGATGGCAATGGAAATGTTCTAAATATTCCATCAATGCGAGGAGATATAACAAAAATATCAGAACTAAAAAATGCAGCAAAGCACTATGGAGACGAAGGCGACGGTAGTTGTATTTTTGTTCCAGGACTTACAAGAATTTCAGAAGAAGAGCATACTGAGCAAATGGATAGATTTAAAAATGGATTGCTTCCATCAATGAATGATCTTGGTGCTATTCATGCTGCACAGCAAACATTAAAAACTTATGGAAGAGATGCATACGAAAATGAACAATAATTTTGACTACATTCAGGCATCACTGAATACTCAGATAGATGATGACAGTGCTTTTAAAGATCATGACCCATTTAATAAATCCTGGGAAGTATTAAAAGACTACTCTGGTTTAGATCAAAATTTTAAAAGACGAACAAGTAGAAGTTTAACTAAGTATGTTAATACAGAAACAGATGCATATCTAAACTCAGCAGCTGC